CCTGTGGACGATGAAGATTCTGAGTAAGTGCGCAGTTTGCTCCCATCCTTTGGTTGATGTAATCAACCGGAAGATGACTGAAGGCCTGTCTGACATTAAGATTGCTAGCTGGCTTAAGGGCGAGAACCAGTACGTTAGCCGGATCACGTTGGGCAACCACCGCCGGCAGCACACCAGCTCAGAGCACATCGAGGCACGCAGGGAGCTAGCAAAGAACATCCAGAAGGCAGTGAAGGTAGAGTCCGCAAGCGGAGACCTGGCCAAGCTGGTTAGCACATACGTATACAAGATGGTCGAGAATGGGGACGTAATCCCAACTCTCTCTGAGGGGCTACGAGCCCAGGAGATGATGGATCGACGTAAGGAAAAGAACGCTGACCGTGAACTGGCCATCTCGATGGCAGGGATTCTAGGTGGCGGATATTTGGTAGAAGGTACAGCAATGGAGGTTACAGATGAGCAAGGAGCTTAAGGCAACCTTGGCGTCCTGGGGACGTTCGTTTCTAGCCGCATGCCTGGCACAGTTTCTTGTGGTCGGTAGCGGTGCTTTCGACATCACTAAGGATGGTTGGAAGTCAGTCCTGGCTGCGGGTGTTGCAGCCGTAGCGCCGGTGGTAATCCGCTGGCTAAACCCAAACGATAAGTCGTTTGGTCACAAGGGAGAATAATAATGTCTAGAGATAGAGGCGGGGACTACAACAAGCCCGCAGTAAAGGTTAGCCCAAAGCGGGTTAAGAATAAGACTATCCGCGATGCTGTGGTCAAGAAGGAAAAGAACAAGCGAGGCGGTAAGGACTTTACCAGTACTCGTGGGTTTAAGATCAAGGACCGCAAGGGCGACAAGACCGTGACCAACAAGAAGGGCGAAAAGGTCGTTGTCCGAGCAAAGAGCGGTAACCGGGTGGTCACTAAGGCTGACGGCACTGTTGTCCGACGAAAGGCTAACGGGGATCGAGTGATCTCAAAGAAGCCAGCAAAGAAGACAGCAGGCACGTACAGCCGTCGCCCTGTATTTGTAAACGTAGGAAGCGCTGTGGACTTTGGTCCGTTTGACGCAGCTCATCCGCCAAAGTCTGCAGCAACGAAGGCTATCGTGGCCAAGGATTACGTGCGAATGCCAGCTGAGAAGGCAAATCAGGGGGAGTCCCGTAAGGACTACATCCTCCGTAAGTACAATGAAGGCCTCGCACGAGGCGGAACTAGGGGGCGATAATGCCAGGCAAGAAGAAGATGCCAGCTTTCCTTATGGATATGTATAGCAAGAAGTCAAAGGGCAAAGGCAAGGCCCCAGTAAAGGGCAAGAAGCTCCCCAAGGGTGGAAAGACCCTTCGTGGAACTAACAAGTCCGGACAAAGGACTGTCGCTCAGCGTGGCTAAGACAGCCGCCTGGACCCGCAAGGAGGGAAAGAACCCTGCTGGCGGTCTAAATGCTAAGGGGCGTGCCAGCTATAAAGGCGGCACGCTCAAAGCTCCGGTTAAGTCCGGGGATAATCCGCGTAGGGCTTCGTTCCTGGCTCGCATGGGCAACATGCCAGGGCCGGAGCGGGACTCAAAGGGACGGCCCACGCGGTTGCTACTCTCGCTTCAAGCGTGGGGGGCAAGCAGCAAGGCAGATGCCAAGTCAAAAGCTAAGGCGATTAGTGCAAGAAATAAGGGGAAGAAATAATGTCAAACCGACGGATTTCAACTGAGGGGTACGCTAAGCCCAATAAGCCTAAGAAGCCCAAGAAGCCTAAGCCCACTCCTGCTGGTCAGCCGGCACGTCCTTACTCATTTAAGAAGGTAAAAGCAAATACTTCCTCCACATCGTATCGTCCGACCTACGACCCCCGTGAAGGGGCAAGAGTAAACCAGCTTAAGCCTGGCAGAGGAGGGGCCGTTAGCGCTGTTGGTATGGGTGGTATGTTCAACATTGCGCCATGGCAGAAGCAGAAAACTAAGTAATGAATCTAACTACTGAGATTGCCCAGGATCTGGCCAGAGGCAGGACCGACATCGGTTTCTTCGCCTCTCGTTGGCTTGGGATCAATCTCAACCCTGGCCAGCTTGCTTGGCTCCAGGGGATGTCAGCCAGGGATGAGACGGGGTACAGGCCCAAGTACCTTACCACCGTCTGCTCCGCTGGCAACCGTGCGGGTAAGACGCTTGGAATGGCTGTGGGCATCCTGCACTCGGCCACATACAAGCTGGGGCTTCGCCCTGCGGAACTGAACAGCCAGTCTGACGCTGAGCGTTGGACTACGGAGCCCTATGAGTGGTACCACATCGGCATCCAGCAGGAGACTGCAGAGCTGGTGCATCGTGAGCTTTCAATGATTTTTCAAGGCTCGCACCCAGCCCAGCGCGGCAGGGGATGCCCGATTACTAAGGAGATTGGACCTGTCTATATCTTCGATAAGAAGTACCGTGGAGAATATCTGTGGATCAAAATCCACCCAGTGTTCGGTGGGGCCAACATCCACTTCCGAACAACCCAGGACAAGGCAAAGGCCTTGCTTGGAAAGGACATGAATGGCATCTCGTTTGACGAAGCCGCGTTTGAGCCGCACCTTCTGATGATCTATCAGGAGGTTCTCAACCTGCGCCGTCTCTCGACCGGTGGCCAGCTTCACTTCATCGGCACTCCTACTGAGGGCATCAACGACTACGCAGACCTTTGGGAGCTTGGAAACCCCAAGAACCCTAACAAGGACGAACAGTTCATGAGCTTCCGTCTGTCGACCAGGGACAACGTTGGGTTTGGACTAAACGAGTCAACCTTCGACTCCATCATCCGACAGCAGGCAGAGTATCTTATTCCTCAGAACATTGACGGGTTCTTCATCGAGTCTCGTGACGCTTACTTCAATGCAGAGATGGTTGATGGATGCTTCGTTGACTTTGAGGAAGAGCAGCCGCCTACGGCCAAGCGACGGTATGCTCAGGGCGTGGACCCAGGCATTTCGTCCGACGCCACCTGGGCTATTACTATTGATTACACCGAGCGAAACATGATGGTAGGCGTACGATGCCGGCGCAAGATCGGCAAGCAGACCATCCCTGCCGTGATCAACATGGTACGCGAGGGACATCTTCTGTTCACTCAGGATGGAGCATCCTGCACGACCATCGTAGACTCTACCGGATTCGGCGGCAAGCTGTTCCGCCAGGAGTTTAGCATCATCAAGCCACTACGCGACTACGACTTTGGCGGTACTCGAGCAAAGAAGCTGGAGCTGCTAGGCGACCTTAAGGCGGTTATCGACCGTGGCCAGCTGAAGCTCCCGCGCAGTGGCGTGTGGATGGAAGCTCGACGACAGCTCATGGGATACAAGCTTGACGACAAGAAATTGGAAACAGACGCCGTGATGGCACTTGCCCTTGCGGTCCGGCATGCAACACGTAACCCTTCCAACCCGGTTGAGAAGCCCGTGTTTAGTTACTTTGGGGAGTATGCATAATGGCAAAAGGCAAGGGACTTAAGAAGCTACCAGGTTCATTTGTAGATGGGAAGCCACAGCCGTCTCTGTACACAAACGATCCTAACGTAGCTCCACCGCAGACTGTCCGAGACATCGCTGCCAACTTCGAGCGCGCACGTCAGTCGATGAAGGGCAAGCCTTCAAAGCTAGACCAGAACGGTGGGAACGTTGTAGCCAGCATCTCCCCTGCTGACACGTCGGCCCCGGAGTCTGCAATCGCGGCGATCAAGGCATCTGCTGCAGCTGCGCGAAAGGCACTAGGTGGCGAGAAGCCAACCATCAAGGCAGGCAAGAAGCGAGCCCCTCTCCCTAGCGCAGTGCGTGCCGGAAGGACAAAGCCAGCAGGCAAGGGCATCCGAACGGTTCCTAACGCAGTAATCTCCGGAGGCAAGGTAGTCTCAAAGAAGATCGTTGCCGACTACTCTAAGATGTCAAACCTGACTGATGCCCAGAAGAAGTCGCTCAGTATGGAGAAGCAGCGACTCAATGCTATCGGTGAGGTTGCTGAAGAGAACGAATACTTTGGTATCATCGGGGACGCCATCGTCAAGAAGCAGATGGTTGAGCCGGAGCAGAACCGAATGCGGGCTCTATACCGACGCTACGACCACTACTTCCACCCACAGACATTCACGCTTGGCGGTGCAGACCACTGGGCAGAAGACCCAAGTGCACGGCTGTCTGGACGTTCGCACGTCTCAGTCAACGTCCACTCGTCGTACGTTAGTATCCCCGCATCACTTCAGGCGGTTACACCAGTTGTTAACTACACGCCAACTGGCCCAACCGCTGAGGAAAGAAACCAGGCATCACGACGCGAACGTCTGTTCTACGCCTGGTGGGACAACAACGACTTTGACCTGCGAATGGAAGAGGCCACTCTCCTCAAGTCCCTTTACGGGACGACTGCGGCCAAGGTGTTCTGGGATCCGGTACGAAAGATGCCTCGCGTGCAGATCGTCGATACCCCGGAGAACCTATACCTAGGGTACGGAACGTCTGACTACAGTCGCATCGACTGGGCACTATACAGCTACGGCATCTCGCCTCAGGCTGCAATCGAGGACTATGGCATCAACGTGATCCCTGTTAATGACGGGAACAAGTGGTACCCATACACGTCTGCTAGCACGCACGACGACCCAATTGCTAGCATCTATCTGAACAGCTACCATCGAGACCCGGTACGCTACCAGACTGCGTATGACCAGATGAAGATCGAAGTCATGGACTACTGGTACAAGCACCCAACCCAGCCAGGCAAGCCACCGCTCGTGTGCAACGCCATCATCGTAGGAAACACTGTCGTCAAGAAGACGGAGCACCCAGAGATGGAAGGGGTTATCCCGTACATCATTCTCCGAAACAGCATGATCCCAGGAAGCCCGTACGGAAAGCCTGAGCTCTATGATATCGAGCAGCTGCTACGCGAGAAGGACGAGAAGATCACAGCCCAAGCACAGATGATCCACTCCGTTGTTGGAGGCCAGATGTGGCAGCTCATTGGCGCAGAGGCTCCGGACGAAGTTCCTGCTAATGCAATCCCAAAGCCGAACCAGGTGGCAACTCCTGGCGCTGGCAACAGGATCGAGTCGATCAACCCGTTCATTCCTCAGTTCCAAGTAGAAGACTACAACAAGCGTATCGACCGCGAGCTAGCTGTGGTGTCTGGTCTCAACGACCTGCTCCTTGGTCTGGCCCCTTCAACCGTTCTTGGGTCAAGCCGGGCAATCGCCCAGCTCATGGCAAACTACGAAGCACGCATTAGCCCGAAGCGTAAGCTTCTCTACAGCTGGCTTCAGAACGTTTGGGAAGTGTGCGCACGGATCTGGGAGAACAAGGACGCCGCTGTTGGTAACATTATCGACGGAGAATATACTATCGACATTACTCCTCCTGAGCTCACTCCTCGGGACACCATCGAGCTTGCTCAGACTGCAATTAACTTGGTACAGAACCGACTGTGGTCTGCCGAGCGTGCGATGGATCGCATGGGCGTAACAGATCCAGAAGGCGAGAAGGACCTCATCCGAGACGAGCAGACAGACGCGACGCTAAACCCTGCAGCAGTGCAGACGATGGGCGCCCTGATCCAGATGTTCAATCAGATGCAGCAGCAGGCTCCGCAGCAAGCTCAGCAGATGGCACAGCAAGGGCAGTCGAGCGCTATGGAGGCCATGGCAAGCTTGAACCCACCACAGGGTGGGATGGAAATGTTGAACGCTCCTACCGACGGAGGCATGCCTCCACAGGAAGCCCTGCCGCAGAACGCACAGGGTGGTGGAGCTGATTTGATGTCAATGCTACAGGCAGCCCAGGGCGGCGTGCCAGTACAGGAAGGTGAATAAACATGGCACGACGAGGTAGGTTCGGTCGATCTGGTGGAAGCCAGAATCTTACTATGCTTGTGTATCAGCTAATGAAGCAGCAGATGCAAGACGAGCTTGAGGCAATCCTAAAGGCTTACGAGACAAACATGTCTGCCGGAACCTATGAGTCTCAGTTTAATGGACAGAATGTTGACGGTGAGTTTGTACTAAATTACTACCGCCAGATGCTTGCCGGGTTCCCTCCTGGGTCTACTGAGTACGAAACTGTCAACTCTAAGTTGAAAGCATTCGAAGAGAAGTACCGAACAGATGTTCAGAACCTAATCATCAACGCAATGAACAACGGGACCCGTATCGACTTTGGACTTCTTGGTAGCAGTTTCCAAAACAAAGGTGTCTCTGAGGTTGAGCTTTCAGACGTACAAGGATGGGCAGACCAGGAGATTGCAGATCTTATTGCAAACGGAGAGAACGAGCAAGCGGACAAGATTAGCGGAGTTGTGTTCGTTGCCAAGTTCAACGTTGAGAATGACGGCAAGAGCGCGGCCTACTCGAGGGGAGACATTAGCGCTTCCCAGTACGCTGAGTGGCTTTCAGGTGAAATGAAGGGAGCTCTCGATGCGGGGCTAACTAGCAGCAGCGAGGCATATCGTCAAATCATGAAACTGCAAGCATCAATGCAGAAGACAGCTACAGAGACTGGTCAGACTGAGGCATACAACAGATACGTAAACCGAATTAATTCCCTACAAGACAGGTTGGACGGGGCAGCTACAAAGCTGTTTGACAAGTACAAGCAACTCGGCGGCATCCACTCAGCTGCCATTGATGCTCTAATTGCTGCAAACAACGGTGATGCATACTCTGCGTTCCAGTACCTTGCTAAGGTCCGAGGGAGCCAAGAGGACCCTCAGTACGGTGCAATCTACGGCGCTATCTTCGACACCATTGGCACAGACCCAGAGGAGCTAGGGTTTGCCGATTCCGTGTTTGAGGTTAATAGCATCCTTAACAGCATGCAGGACGCAGGTTTCAAGGGAGTAAAGCCGGAAGACCGAGAGAAGCTTGAAGACGCACTAGACGGTGTGATCGCTGGCAACAACAGCTTCGTGGTTGCAAGTGGTATCAGCTTTGCCGGAACAGCGGGGCAGACTGCAATCTCAACACTGTTTAAAGATCTAAAGGGTGCAGGTGCATATTCGGTTCAGGAGGGGATTCAGCAAGACCTGGTCTCCGGTCACCCGGATCTTATCCGAGATGCTTTCACAAAATTCGGAACTCTTGCAGCTTCAATCGACACAACCGGCTATGAATACCTTGTTCAGTTTTCAAAGGGTAAATTCTCCGCTGAGCTTGTAGGACCTGAGCAGAAGAACTGGTTCACTCAAGCCGAACTAGCAGATGGCTACATTACAGACCAAGAGTTTGAAAGGGCAGTCAGCGCAAGGCCATTCAATGAAGGCGAGCTAACTCGGTGGATTGACGGTATCGTTGTTCACGCCACCAAGGGTCTTCCGTTCCCGGGAGCAGTTGGGGCGGGTGACACCACGGCCAACTCCATTGTAAAGGCGTACCTAGACGCACGTGTTCACGACATTGTTGTTCGTAACGGCGGGACAATGGTTGTTAGCCCGTCTGGAGTTATGAGCGTATCCACTACGTCGGTAGACCCAGGAGGAGAGGGCATTTCTCGAGCAGTCATGCTGCCCGCTGGATCCGATGGAAAGGTTAGGTTCGCTCGAGCAATCCCGCTTATGATTAATATGAATGTTCCAGGTGACAACCCGAAACCGTATAACTTCCCAATTGATATCCAAATTTTTAACACTGGTGGAAACGCCAGGGGCGACAACACGTTCATGGTTCTTACAAACGGAAACGGAACAAGCCACCAGATTCCATGGTACAAGGGTAGGCAGTGGCTTGAGTCAATGGGGTATACAATCGACGACAACCAATTCCACACCCCAGGAGAGAACGGGGCCCAGATTCTTGTTTCCCGAGAGACCCCGCTGTGGAATACTCAGGAATGGACCGAGAGGTTTAAGAACTTCGACAACCCTGCAAGTCAGTACTTCTGGGGTAAGACCTCTGCCGGCAATGGTCTGGGCATCCTAGACGTAAACGAGAACACTGTTTCAAGCACATACAACTATGGAATCGTTGGGAACAAGTCGTACCTTGACTCAGTGATCAAGGGGATTATTTCTACCGGAAGAGATTCAATCCTGGCAAAGGCAACCGAAATGGCAACAGCTGATGGCAAGCAGGTTGACAGAGACTATATTAACAGGGCCGCGTTTAACACGATTCCTTTCTACAATCGAGCAGACAACACAGACATTCTGGAGATGGAACTCCTTATGAGGCACCCAACTATTACTAATACGTTTAATAGTTGGTACGCGAACATCCAGCCAGGGCGAGTCCCTCTTGTGACGGACGGAGCAGGTCGACCTGTGATGGGCACAAACCCATACTCTGGTGGTCCAAACGCCGGCAATGAGTTGATGAATGACATTAAGAGTTTCTGGGATAACCTTGGGAAGCCACAGCTTCCTGGCCCTCAGGGCAAGGCTCCAACAAACCCTCTTGATGTTATAGGATCAGCTCTTTCCGGTGTGGGCGGGTTCCTTGGAGAGGTATTCAAGAACAGGCCTACTATGGTTAACAAGCCGCCACAGCTTGATGTTAAGGCCACGGCACCGCAAGCGGTTCCACCTGTCAAGATCTCAAGCTACACAACTGGGTATACTGCTCCTCCGAAGTCTCCTATCAAGACAACTTCGGTTAAGCCTCCGACAACAACCACAAGTACCGCAACAGTAAAAACCAACGTTGGCGTTGGAGTTAACTCCGGCTCCGGCGTGTATCCAAAGGCGACATAAATGCCAGTATACTATTCTGACAATAGCGAAGTAACTCTTCCAACGGCTCCAAAAGAGCCGAAGGGAGTTACTATTGATATCGGTGGAGATACAAGGCTTACTACTTTGCAGCCACACGAGGAGCTGGCGAAGAAGTTTGGCGTAGCCATTGAGGACACGGTAAAGACTGGTATCGGCGTAGGCAGCGCAGTCCCCGGGGTTAAGGAGGTAGCCAAGGCAGCTGCCGACTCCCCTATCGGTGATGCGGCTGGTGCGTTCTTCGATTTGCTAAACGTACCAAGCGAGTTTGTTCAGGGCATTGCTGCACGCCTGAGGATGAACGCAGACGATATGCCTCAGGATATCAAGAACATGATCCGAATGGGGAAGAGCGACGAAGAGATTGTAAAGTACATGATCGATACGCAGCGTGCGTTCTCTAACGACCGCTCGGCTAACCTTGTATTCTCAATCCTACTCGACCCCCTTAACTTTACTCCATTTGCCTTTGGGAAAGTGCGATACCTAAAGACCCTTGCTGGTCTCGGAGGCGCAGCTGCCGGAGGTGCAATTGGCGGAGCTGCTCTTGCTGGCCCAGTTGGAATGCTCGGCGGAGCACTAGTTGGATCCACTCTAGCAGCTAGGAAGTTTACCTCGGGAATGGACAAGATTAGGAAGACAGCTGCTGCAGCGGAAACGCCAAAGCTCTCTGCCCTAGAGAAGACTCTTGACGTTCTTGACAGGCCAGTAGGATATGACGCAATGGAAAAGCTTAGGGCGGGAAGCTCTATGACGGCGCTTATTGACAAGGCCAACGAGACTATCTCAAGCGTTGAGAAGTCTGACGTTGACGACGCAATCAAGGCAGACAGGATTCGAGAGCAGAAGGCAAACATTTCGAACGCAGTTGCAGCAATCGAAACTCGCGGAGCAATTACCAACCCAATCGCTCTTGGAATCTACAACGGTCTGGTCGGAGGGAAGAACACACTCCTAACCCCCATCCAGAAGAGGGTTTCAATTGCCCTGTTTGGAGCTGCATCGCAAAGAATGCTCCGAGAGGCTGGCGGTGCACAAGTAAACGAAACTGCAGAAATCATTTCAGACGGTATGCTTAGCGGGTATAAGACTGATATCGAAGAGCAGCTTGGTAGGGGATTGTCTGCACTGGCTGTTGGTGGCATCCAAAGGTCCCTGTTTACAATGGAGACAACACTTGGTCTTAAGATCGCAAACACAAGGGCAAGCGCGTACTTTTCGGCACTGGCCCGCGTTCAGGCGCAGAAGGCCGCCGGAGTTATTGTTCCAGACACTAACCGTGCGATTGCTAACGAGATGGTAAAGATTGCCCAGGAAGCTGGCGGGAACCCAAACGAGTACTTCCGTACGAGCAACATCGACGAGCTTATGGACACTATCCGAAGGCTGCAGGAGACAGCACTTCCAGACGCTTTACGAGCTGGCCCAAAGACAAGCCAGGCAATTCAGGACATCGGCGCAGAGATCAGCAACAAGCTGGTTGAGGCCAGGGTCCAAACGATCAGGATCGGCGGTGGAAGCCTTGAGGAAGTTGTTCTAGATCAGATGCGAAAGGTAGGCCCTGACGGAATCACCGGCGAAGGAGCCGTTGAAATCCGGAAAGCGACTGAAGACATTATCCCAAGG